CAAAACGACCATGAAGCAATGAAAGATGTCGTCGCAAGGGAGCTTGCAGATCCTGACAATGCCGCGTTCCGCGTCTGGGAAGGCAAGTTCTGATGGACATGCTGGAGGCAATTATGAAATGGATTGTGGCCCCCGTCGGGGCTTTTGTCTATTTGATCTGGACACGCCAGCAAGACCATCATCTTGATATTGCCGTGCTTAAATCACAAACCGAGTCAAACAAACTTGCGCACGAAAAAGAGAATCGCGAGATGCGAGAGACCGTCCGGGCCATATTTTCGAAATTAGACAAGATTGAGGAAGCCCTTCGGGGGCGGTGACATGGACCCTGTGACGCTCATAGCAACGGCCTCTGCGGCGTATAACGCCATCAAAAGAGGCGTCGAGATCGGGCGTGAATTGCACGATATGGGGTCGCAACTGTCAACTTGGGCGTCATGCCTGAGCGATCTGGATTTTCTTGAGCAGAAAGCCAAGACGCCGCCCTGGTATAAGGCATTCTCAAAATCAGCACAGCAGGAAGCCATCGACATATTTGCCGCCAAGCATAAAGCGCAGCAAATGCGCGATGACCTGCGCACATATATCGGCTTCACATACGGGCCGAGCAAATGGCAAGAGTTGTTGCGCATTGAGGCGGATGTCCGGCGGCAACGCCAAGAACACGAATACGCAAAGCGTGAGATAATTGCAAAGCTGACCAGCGCCGCGCTGATCGGCTTATGCTCGCTCACAATCGGTGGCCTTCTGTGGCTCATCATATGGCTAATTTTGGAGGGCCAGCAATGAAAAACCTCAAATCAATTCTAGGCGCGATTGCACCAACGCTGGCAACGGCGATAGGAGGCCCGCTGGGCGGCATGGCAATGAAGATGGTGGCTGACAAGCTGGGCCTGCCGGATGCCAGCCTAGAGGCCGTTGACGCGGCTGTGGCGGCTGCAACTCCAGAACAGTTGGCCGAGATCAAAAAGGTTGAAGCGGATTTCAAGGTGCAGATGAAAGCGCTGGACGTTGATCTGGTCAAAATTGCCGCAGCGGATCGAGACAGCGCGCGGCAGCGTCACGCGGCAATGAAAGATGCCACACCAACGGTGCTGGCCATTGGCACGTTGCTCGCCTTTTTTGGATATATTGGCGCGGTGACGTTCTTGGCACCAGACGCTGACCTTGGGTTGATCAACGTGGCGGTGGGCTGGCTTGGCGGATCTGCCAGCGCGGTCATTAGCTACTATTTTGGCGCCAGTGCGCCAGCAGAGGAATCGGGCAAATGACATTTAAGCTATCAAACCGCAGTTTGGAAAAATTAGAGGGCGTTGATGACGCGCTGGTTGCCGTTGTCAGGCAGGCGATTGGCATCAGCAAGGTTGATTTTGGTGTGATCTGCGGGATGCGGACAATACAGGAGCAAGAGGAGCTTGTCGCAAAGGGCGCCAGCCAAACCATGAAATCTAAGCATCTTGAGGGCAAAGCTGTTGATCTCATGGCTTACATTGGCAGCCGGGCGTCGTGGGAGTTGAATTTGTATGATGAGATTGCAGACGCAATGGTTATTGCATCGCGCGACATTGGCGTGGCGGTGACATGGGGCGCCGCGTGGCATATCCCAGACATTGGCAAATTTGACGGGACAATGGAACAGGCGATGAATGATTACGTTGACCTGCGCAGATCGCAGGGCAAGCGTCCGTTTATTGATGGGCCTCACTTCCAGATTTAATCGCTCGGAGGCCACATGCCAATCACGCAAGAGCAAGAGGACGCGCTGCGTCTGATCGAAAGTGGGATGTCGCAGCGCAAGGCGGCGAAGATGCTGGGTATATCCCGTGCTGGCCTGCGGTGGCGGCTTGAAATGGCCAAGCGCGACATTGACCCGGCAATCCGAGATAGCATGAATGCGGTCGGCACGGGCTTGGTGCCTGCGCTGGCTTGGGCCAAGACTAAATCGGAAGATGGAACATCATATTCTGTGCTGCTAAAGCCAGCCGCAGAGGATCTGCCCAGCATCATGGATCAAATCCGGGATGCGTTCGAGGACATGCAGGCCGCGCCAAAGATTACGCCACCAGCGCATGTTGTGGACGATCTCTGCACGGTATGGCCGCTGATGGATGTTCACTTCGGGATGCTGGCATGGGGCCGTGAGACAGGCGGGCCGGACTATGACACACAGGTTGCGGCTGATGACATGCGGCACGCATTCGCCAAAGTCTCGGCCATCACGCCAGACAGCGCAGAGGGCGTGCTGATCATTGGCGGTGACTTTTTCCATGCTGATGACAACAGATCAGAAACCCCAGCCAACAGGCACAAGCTGGACGTGGACAGCCGCCATTGGCGCGTGCTGGATTTGGGCGTGGCGCTGATTGCCGAGGTGATCGACACGCTGGCCCACAAGCACGCTCAGTTGACCGTCAGGGTGCTAAGAGGCAATCACGATGAACACAGTCACGCAATTCTGACCTTCGCCCTGGCGCAGCGATACAGAGACACTGCGCACATAACAGTGGACAAAGATCCGCGCGACATCTTCATGAAGCGGTGGGGCAGGTGCTTGATTGCCGCGCATCACGGCGACAAAGCGCGTGCGGAGCGCATGACGCTTTATCTGTCGGACATCTGCCCATTCTGGTCTGACACACGGCACCGATTCTGTTTCACAGGGCACGTGCATCACGACCACAGCAAAGATATCGGGCCGCTCAAGTGGGAAAGCCTGCGGGCCTTCACCGCGCCTGACGCATACGCCAGCGGCATGGGTTATGCCTCGCGCAGAGCGTTGCAGGCAATTACGTTTCACAAGCGCGACGGCGTTGTTCTGCGCGCGATTGATCCAATTGAAAGGGACCAGAATGGATGAGTTCATTGAGGATGTTGATTGGTCAATCGAGCCTGACGGATCGCTTTTGCTGTCCGACGATGATGGCCCAATTATCCAAGTTTCCATGAGCCGGGAGCAACGAATGTCGCTTGCGATCGTGCTGATCTCAAGCTGCATGGCAGACGGGACAGTGCATTAAATCGTGCAGGCGGGTTTTGGTTGAAATTGGGGCCGTGGCGCGGTCCACCAGCGTCAACCATACAGAACATGTTCCGCCCGCCTGCCCGAAGCTATTTAGCGGTTACTGGTCCGCTGTCAATTCTTCATCGTCGCTTTCCATAAATGCTGCAAACCAGTCGGGATCTGACGTGAACCATTCGCGGCCGGGTTTGGTTTGGTTAGCGTTGTGCCATAGGCTGACGCGGGCCAGGGTGCCGTTTTCGTGCATCTTGCGCAGCAAATACCCAATGCGATTGTAATCGGTCATGGCTGCATCGCGTGACGTTCCGGGGAACAGCACGGCAAACACTTTCCCTTGCGACCACACGTCGCCACCGGCAATCAAACGCGTGATGCGCGCCTCCAGGTTTTCGTCATTTGCAATTGGCGCCGGCTGTGCTGGCTCATCGCGGATGATGCGAACAGCCATATATGGCGTTGATTCGTTTTTGTCGTTTTTGTTTGGTATCAATGCGGCATTTGTTGTTTCGCCAATTTGCAGGTTAAAGAATTTTGTGACGGCGACGGGGATGTAGACTTGCACGCCGGCGGGGTTCAGCGCGAAGCCAGATCCCGATGGAATGATGTTGCTGACGTAGATTTCCTGTATTTCTTCAATAGCCATTGGTTTTCCTTTTATGGTGCAGTGTCGTTTAGATCGGCTGGTTTTATCTGGGGTTTACCTGTTTCGGTAAGCTGGCGCAGCTTGGCCTCAAGTTCAGCAGCATACGCCTTGGCCTCTGCCACATCCCGCTTGCACGCTGCGATGACCTCGCTGGCGCTGCCATCCGGCCAGCCTTCCGCAAGCATGGCGTCAAGTTCTGCTTGCGTCCCTTGCCACGTTATGTGCGGTGAAAAGTGGATTACTCGGATCGGTTCGTGCGCCATTTTCTTGCCCTTTTCATAATTTTTTCCCATTCGCACTTGCCTGTATCCCGCAAGATTTCCACGGCCCTTGCAGCCTGCTTAGGCGTGGCGTTCCATGCTTTTTCTCTCTCAAAGTATGGAAAGCACAAGTTGTAGCATTCTTCCAAATCAAGATCAGGTTGCAGCTTTTGAACAGCATCTTCGAGATTACAATCACGCAGCTCGTCATTACACGCTTGGATCCATCCGCCAATACAGCAAGCAGATCCGCAGGGGTGTTCGGTTTCAAAGCGCCCATTATGATCGTGGCTCATATCAAACCCAAGATCACTCTCCGGGCTATTGTCTATGCTGCGAAGCAGGTTGGCGAGGTCTGTTAGGTTGTTAAGACGTGGTAGTTGCATTCTCTATCTCCTCCGCTGCTAAATCAGACAAAATTGCGCCGATGGTATCGGCAAGTTTCCCGCCTTCAGGCGTTTGGTCGATCAGCCATGATCTGGCCACTGGACCTGCGCTCGACAGCACGTCCCGCATTGTTCCCGTCGGCGTGACCTTCTGGCGTTGCCAGATCGGGATATGCACGCCCTTTTTGCGCTGCCTTACGCAGAGGCGAACCAGCGACTCGCGCTTTATCCCGCACTGGTCTGAGACGGCTTTTGGTTTGACGCCAGCCTTCAGCAACGGCAGGGCGATTTCGATTAGTTCTGGTGTTAGATTACGCTTCTGCATTTGCTTCATCTTCATCCTCAAACATTGCATCGCGGAGAATAGCCGCCATAAACTCCGCAGCGGTGCTGCCTTCCGGCTTGTTCCTGACGATCCAGTGCAGCAGATCATCTCCGCATGCCTGTGCAAGCATATACATGCTGCCAAGTTTTAGTTCAGTCACCGTAGACCGCGCCTTGGCAATCAGGATTGGCTTGAACGGTGGCAGCAAGCCAGCGATGCGTGCGCGAGAGATAACCTTGTAGACAACATGCCGCGTGACGTTTGGCATGCTCTGATAGATCTCTTTCGGCGTTGCACCGGCACGCGCGCGTTCGACGATGTTGCAGCACAAATTGATCTTGTCGCAATGCGGCATGATTTGTTTAGTTTGCAGGCGCACAGCAAACACCGCCACGGCCGCGCGTTCATTTATAGTCAGGGCCACAGCATAACCTCCAGCAATTGAAACAGAATGATAGGGCCAAACATCACAATGATGCCGCCGATGATTTCGCTGATTTTAGGCATTGTTTTGCTCCTGCAATTTGCGCGCCTCGCGGCGTGCGTGGATGGCGTTCATGCTGGCCGCGTTGATGTCATCCGCAACCCACTCAGAGCGCACACCGGGGTGCCGCTCGCACAGCGCCTTAGCCTGCGCTTCCTGATATTCGGCGTATGCCAGCAGGCCGTCGATCTGTTCTTTGATTGTCAGTGTCATGTCATGTCTCCCTTTCGACATGCTCAAGATATGTCTGGGCAATTGCTGGTGTCAACAGTATTTTGCAAAATAAATTACATAAAGTGAGGTTGACATTGTTTCCTTAGCAAAATATTGGTTTGGAATTATCAACGGAGACATCACATGGTTTACACGATGGACGAAATCAGGGTCAGGCTGGCCGACCGCAAGCTGCCGGTTGTGGCAGATGCGTGCGGCATACCTTACCCAACTTTGTGGCGGCTTATGGTCGGCCGTCAGGAGGCGAAGCAGTCAACGCTTGAGGCGCTGACCAATTATCTTGGAGGCACGCATGGTAACGCGCAGTGAAATTCTGGACACGGCCCGCGAATATGTAACTCAGGACCGGGCAGCAACGCACGGCGATGCGGAGCGCAATTTTAATCTGATCGCGGATTACTGGACGGCATATCTTGATCTAAACCGCCAAATTAGCGCTAGCGACGTTGCGGTCATGATGACGCTGCTCAAGATTGCGCGCATCGGGTCAAGCCCACACAATTTAGACAACTGGGTTGACGCGTGCGGCTACATGGCGTGCGGCGGGGAGATTGCAGCCGAATGATTGTATATGGCATCGACCCCGGCTTGAGCGGCGCGATTGCGCTCTATCGCCCAACGGACGGCTGGCTGGAGGTGCATGACATGCCGACGCTGACAGCGGCAAAGGGCAAGACTGAGTTGAACCACCATCGCATACTGGACATCATGCAGCGCGAGGGTGATGAGCCGCAAATGTGCGTGCTGGAACGTGTGGGGGCCAGACCGGGGCAGGGGGTGACATCAATGTTTAACTTCGGCCGGTCTTATGGGTCACTGGAAATGGCCATAGCGGCGGCTGAAATGCCAATGCAGTATGTGACTCCTGCTGTCTGGAAGCGCCATTTCGGATTGGCCGCCAGCAAGGATGCCGCGCGCGGCGTGGCGATACAGCGTTTCCCGGCAATGGCCGGGGCGTTTGCTCGGAAAAAAGATGATGGCCGCGCCGAGGCGGCTTTGATTGCGCTATACGGCTGGGAGGCCCGCAAATGATTGAGATGACAAACGAAGAATATCACGCGCACCACGCTATTAGCAGCAGCGACGTGAAGATGGTGCATGGCAAAAGCCTCGCCCACTGGCAGGGCGCAGAGCGCAAGGAAAAGGCTGCGTGGGATTTAGGCACAGCCGTCCACGCGATGTTGCTGGAGCCTGAGAAAAACCTTGTCCGCTGCGGCCCAGAAACGCGGCGGGGCAATGAGTGGAAAGACATGCAGGAACTGGCCAAAGCCGACGGCGCGGTGCTGTTGCCTGCGGCGGATTATGAACTAGCCGAGCGCATGGCGGCATCTGTGCGGGCAAACGCGATGGCTGCGCGGCTGCTGTCCGATCCTGATCTGATCACCGAGGCATCTTTCTTCTGCACGGATCCAGCGTTTGAGTTGGAATTGAAATGCCGGCCCGACGGCTTCATCCCCAGCAAGGGCATCGTGTTTGACGTGAAAACATGTCAGGACGCATCGCCACGCGGCTTCGCACGGGCGGTGCGTCAGTTTGGGTATGACGTGCAGGCCGCGTTTTATCTGGACGTGCTGGCGATGTGCGAGCAGCCGGCAGAGAAATTCATCTTCATCTGCGTGGAGAAAGACGCGCCGCATTGCGTGGGCATTCACGAATTGACGCCAGAGTATCTGGCATGGGCCGAGAAACAGGTGCAAGGCACGCTCGGCATGATGGCGCTGGCCGCAGAGGATGGCCACCACGACACGGGATGGCCGACGGTCAACGTGATTGATCTGCCGCGCTGGCTGGATGAAGCGTCAGACGATTTTTAAGAGATCCCAGCGTCGGGGTGCGGCGCAATAAACTGGAGGTTGCGACATGCAACATATCATCAACGGCGTGACTGCACGCTACCCACGGCTGAATGCGACATACAAATTCGACAGCGTTGAGCAGCGGTCGGTCAAGTGCGACCCGCTCGACGACGGGGCCGCGTATGAAACGCAATTCATCATGGACAGCGACACGGCGAAAACCCTGCACGGCTTGTGCATGGAGGCGTGGAAAAACGCGGCAGCGATGGACACGAAAAAGAAATGGCCGGAGAAGCCCAGTTTGCTGCCATACAAAAAGAATGATGATGGGCAGATCATTGGCAAAGCCAAACTAAAAGGAGCATACGGCACTGACAAGGTCGAGCCGCCTTTGCAGGTCGATGCCAAGCGCAACCGCCTGCCAGCGGATTTCATGCTCACGACAGGCAGCCGCGTAAACCTGTCAGTGACAATCGTTCCATATAACACCGGGGCCGTAAATGGTGTCAGCCTGCGCCTGCGTGCTGTGCAAGTGATTGAACTGGCCGAGGGCATGTCAGCGTCCGATCCGTTTGGCGAGGTTGATGGATACGTTGCAGGCGCCACGCCAGGCGCAAGCGATCCGTTTGCCACGACAAGCCCAGCGCCGTCGTCAACGGCTGTTGACCTGGGAGATGATATCCCTTTTGATTTTGCCCACGTTGCATAAATCTATTGCAGCGTGGGCTAACTTCGCTTAGGCTTGATGTGCAATCAAGTCTAAGCGAGGAAAATATGGAAGAATGGAAGCCCGTCCCATCAAGAAGTGGCATCATGGTTAGTTCTCTTGGCAGAGTTCTTCTGCCAAAGCGAAAAGCGAAAATGCCACATGGTTTGATTAGGGAGTATTGTCCGTCGCCCACATTTGGCACAAAGACTAAGGCATCAAAAACAGCAAGGCATGTTTATATGGGCATATACAATAAGTTTTATGGAAACATGAAAGTTCACAGATTGGTTTGTGAGGCGTTTCACGGCCCAGCACCAGAAGGTAAAAATGTTGTGTTGCATTTAAATGAGGATGCCTGCGACAATAGGCCTGAAAATTTAAGATGGGGAACGCAAAAGGAAAATCTTAATGCCAAGGGGTTTGTTGAGTATTGCAAAGGCAGGACTGGGGAAAACAGTCCATATATAAAGGGATTGAAGATAAAATCTTCTTTATAAAAAAAGACCCCCGGCGCCATGACACAGCCGGGGGTCGATCAGTCTGCACA